GCCGCGATCTGCATGAGCTGCTCGACCGTGACGTACTGCTCCTTCTGCCCGATCTCCTGCTGCCACGAGACATGGCATCCGGCCCAGCCGTAGGTCCACAGATACTGACTCAGCAGCTCCACCTCACGGGTCATGTCCGTGTAGAGCTTCTGGTTCATCACCCAGTCCATGAGGCTGTGCGCCGTCACCGCGGTGTCCAAGCTACGCACGTTGGTGGGAGCCACGCGCAGCATCGAGCGCCAGAAGGCCGTGGAGCACACATCGACCAGCCCGTTGACCACCTCGTCGGCCAGCGGGATCCGCGTATCGGAGGCACCGTCCCAAGGGAAAGCCATCTTCCCGTTGGGCTGGTTGTCGTTCCACTTCTTGCCGTCCCCGCTCTGACCGTCCCAGCGGCAGTACCGGGTGTTCTCGGCCTGCCCTACCCTCGTCCCCAGACCAAAGTCCGTTGCCGCACGGCGCAGCTCCTCGTTCAGCGCCCCCACGTCCGGCGCGTCACCCACATGCGCCATTGCATCACCACTGGTCTTGTAGCTCGTTGCGTATTGCATCTGCAGCCCTTTGGTCTCTTTTTGCTTAAAAAGCAACGCTAATACCCCCCTCCGCCGTAGCTATCCAGCCCGCCGGCACCCACATGCTCGATCTTGGAGATAAGCAGCATGCCCAAGCAGTCGATGGGATCCTTCGATGCACCCTTCTGCCCATCCCTCCCAGTATGCTCGCTCATGCACCAGATCAGATTGTGAAGATCGTCGACCACGTAGAGCCGCGGTTCGTTGAGTGACGTCAGTGGCTTGGTGGCGTCGTAACTCAGATCCGAGTTGATGGCAGCCGTACGCTGGTCAACCGGCACACCCGGGGCTGGAATGAACGCCATGCCATCGTCCTGATCGCTAGGCTCGGCCAGTAGGTCAATCAATGTTGTACCACCCTGCTCGCTGAGTGCCGGACTGCCACCTGCCCTCGGGTCAATCAGCCGCATCACCGGCTCACCACGGCCAATCTCTTCCTCGATGGTCCTGAATAGCTGCCGGTACTCGATGACGCTCCGACCCGCCTCCAACGTCTGCGCTGGCCCCGGCTTCCCGTCCGCCTTCTCGCTTGCCAGCGCCCACTCGCCGTACCCGGTGAAGTCCGGGAACTCGCGCACCACCACCTTCCTCCCGTCCTCGTAGACCAATAGCCATAGGCAGTACCAGTTACGGCTGCCAGCCGGGTCGCAGACCATGTACAGCGTGCCCCCATCCGGAATCTTGCTTCTAGGTATGCAGTGCGTCTCGGGTCGGAACCTCGCAAACGCCTTGCCGATGTTGTCAGAAGCCCAGCCATAGGCACGCGTCAGGATCTGCCCCATCGGCGCTCCCACCAGCTTGGAACGCATCTCATCCCACGGGTTGTAGGGGTTGTCCTCAGAGAAGAAGAACACCGTGGACCGATTCTGCTTCTCCAGCCGCATAACCCTAGGTGCCTTCCCTACAGGCCATGTGGGCAATCCCTGCTTCCCAACCAGCATCTGACCCTTGTGCCACTCGGTAATGGCAGCCCCACCAGTGAACTCCTTGTACACGCTCGCCACACCCTCCAGCGGGGTCTGGGTCACCAGCAGCTTGCCCCTGCGTGTAACCAACCGGTACCTCAGCGTATCTACCCAGCTCTGCGGCACCAGCTCGTCGCACCAGATCAGGTCCGCCTCCCGACCCTCAATCGTGTTCTCCGACTGCGTGTAGTTCAGGAAGTCGCACCTCGAACCGTTGGGCAAGATGAAGGAGCCATCCGTGAAGCCGTTCTTCCGGCTGTAGTTCAGGTAGTGGATCTTCCCCTTCTTCGTCGCCTTCAAAGCCACCGGTAGGTACTGGTAGATCGCAGGCTGTTGCACCGTGACACTCGTGGCGTTGCTGGTATGGCAGCACAGCACGTTGCAGTTCTCCTTGCTCAGCAGCGTCTCCACCACCCGCCTAGCGGCCCACAGGGTCTTCCCAGCCCGGTTGCCACCAGAGATCAGCAACTCGCTACACTCAGCCCATACCCGATTCGCCAGCTCCCAGTGGTCCGGTACGAAACCGTAGGTGAAGGGATCAGCCTTCTCCAGCAAGCACAGTTGGGTCCGCTGGTCGCGTAGCTCCAAGGCTCGGGGATGATCCGCACGGACCTTCGGGATCACAGGATGCTGCGGCTGCTCGTTCCACCACGCGATGTTGCACTTCTCACGGCAGAAGCGGTTGGTCTCCTTGTCCGGTATGAACGACTTGGAGCAGGTCAGACACTTCCGGGCAGGGCGATTTGCAAAGTTTTTTCTCTCTGAAGAATGCGTCGCCTTTGTCGGCCCCTCGGAATGCTCGACCCCCTCCCCCCCTATGCCTGACGCATCCGGTATGACCGACTCGGATTCTTCACGATGATACTGGCTTATGCTTGGCATCAGATCCTCTCAATTAAATATAATACCTATTGTGCCCTGCGTTCAGGAGCCTTCCGGGAGCACCTCTGCGTTGGTCTCGACCTCGACAACGTCTTGTTGGCCCTTGGTGCCTAGCTCCTTCATCAGGTCCCGGTGGCTTGCCGTTAACGATAAAGAAGCGTGAATTGACGTGGGTTGGCCCTTTAATGTGTTTAACTTATCAATAGCCACAGCCAGCGATATGGGTAGGGTCCTACTATCTATCTCCTCGATCGCCGTATCCGCCAGCCTTCTGGTCCCCTTCCAGATGGCTACCTCGAGAAACCCGGTAACGTCTGACCGCCAAGCCTCTTCGTTGTCCGGGTAGTCCTGTGGCACCTTGACGCCTCGCACGAGCTTGAACGCGGTGCCTTGGCATAGGCCGGTTTCGTCCGAGATCTTGGCGAGTGACTTGTTGGTCAGCACACCTTCCACGACTGTGTCTGCGATGTCTTGGGTGAGCTTGGAGTTGTGGTGCTGTCCGGGGTGATTGGTGACCTTGTAGTCGTGTTCCTCGGCTAGGGCCTTGATCTTATCTGCTAGGGCCTTCGGGCAGCGTGGATCGTCACGCAGAGCCCAAGAAACCATGTTCCGGTCCGTGTTGGCCAGCTTGGCTAGTGTGTTCTGCGAGACTGCCTTGGTGGGCTTACCCATCAGAGCGTGAAGTTAAAGTCTCCCCAGTGACGCAGGCGTTCTTGCGGGGTGTACATGTACTGTTTGACCCCAGCAAGTGTGAGCCGGGCTGAGGCTGCGTAGTCCTCGGAGAGGTAATCCTTACCCTTGTCGCATTCGAGCAGGAAGGGCAGCCAGAGCGTTGGGAACATGCCTGCCATCTCGTCGTTAGCCCAGTCTATGCGGTAGGGGTGTGGCACGGCATCGGTGGCTAGGATCTCCAGAGACTGCTCCAGAGCCTTACGGGGTATCGCTACGGCACCGCTCGCAAAGAATAGTATGGGTGTGAGGCTAGGCTCATCCTCCAATGGAGTAGCCTCGGGCTTGGGGCGATAGGCTGGCCTAGGAGGTAGTGCCCTGCAGGAGTAGGGCATACAGACGGCTGCTTGGTGCTTGTGCGCTAGGTCCGCCATGATCATCAGGTCCGCTGTTGAGAACTGAATGTCATGGTCCAACTGGATCCAGACGTCTTTGTCGTCATCCAAAAAGAACTTGGTAGCTCTACACCTAGAGCGAGAGATTAACGCATCCTCTCTGATAGTACGCAAAGCAGCGTAGCGAGTACGTTGAGCAAAGTAATTAGCGAGATCTATCCAAGAGGTTAATACCGCGGAGTGCATATCACCATAAGCGTAGCAGGTGACATGTACCGACGGTGGTTTCTCGATGATATCCACTGATTTGATCTTATTAGACATATATACTTAGAGTATAGTTATACTTAGTTAATTACCTTATCAATCATTGCATTGAGATATGACTCCGGAGCAATACGAATATGCTCAAAGCCTCGGATGATGAGCCTATAGGCTGGGTCTGACTCGGACATGGAGAACCTAGCGGCTACCTGCTCTGGTGAGGCACTGCCTGATCTGACACTACGGACCACCCAATCCCGGTAGGCGGGTGGGATCATGCGTAGTGCGTACTCTAGGTCTTCCATGCGATGCTGTTTCTTGGAGCTAGGATGCCCCTAGGAGGCGTTTTGTTCTCTGGCGAGGGTCACCATAGCGCAACTCATCTCCTAGGGGCTTGTAGGGTCTTAGAACAGGTTGTCGTCTACCGGGGTGTGGGTAGCTGCTGGACGGGGAGCCTTGGTCGAGTGCTTCCATGAGCCGATGATGGGTCCACGTTCACCTCGGTCACGGGCTTCCTTGGAGACGCCTTGGACGATGAAACCATCATTGCCGTACTTGTCCGGTCCGCTCTTGGATTCCAGAAGGGTTACTTCGAGGAACTTACCGGTCTTACCTTCGTACAGATACTGTTTATCTACTTTGCTGACGTTAATGTTGCATCTGATCATGTTATGTTATGTTTGTTTGTTTACGAATCCTGCAACAGCGCAGGTTCAAATCTACAATAGGCACCTTCGTAATGGCATGTCACCAGTCCACACTCGCCGTCTCGTTGCTTTGCGATTGAGATAGTGGCTTCACCTCTTGGTTCTACTCGGTTGCGGTCTAGGAGGAGGACCGTGTCTGCGTCTCGCTCGATCTGTCCAGAGTCTGCTAGGTCACTGAGTCTTGGCTTACGTCCCTTCTCCTTTTCGGATTCACGGTTGAGCTGCGCGAGAGCCAACATAGCCACTCCAGTCGAAGCTGCACAAGCCTTCAGCGTTCCGGATACCTCGGCCACCTCGTAGGTTCGCTTCTCGTAGCGTCCGCTTGCGCCGATCTTCTGCAGATAGTCCACGATTACCAGCTTGATGCCATGCTTCCGGACAGCTCGTCGGATGGCTGAGGTTACGGTGCCGATCTTAGCCCCAGCGGATAGGTCTAAGAAGTGGATCGGTGAGTTCTTGATCTTGATGTTGGC